ACCTTCAACTTCAACTCTCTCTAAGTAGCTATTATCAAAGATCAATACTTTGTCATCAGTTACCCAAGAAGCAGATACAACAGGTACACCCCAGATTGTGATTCCGCCATTAGGAGAAACGATAACACTACCATTACCAGCATAGTAACCAGCAGCAACAGTTGCTTTCAATAAGCGACCCATTTGCGTTTGAGAAACTAAAGCATAAGAAGGAACGAAGTTTGCAGTCTTTTGGTTACCGATGTAATCAATCAATTGTAATAAATCGTTAGTTTCAGCAGTTGTAGTTGAACCAGTTGCAGCACCAGATACAGTAGAGAAGAACGCAGCGTTCTCAGCCTTGAAGAAATCTCTTTGTAACATTCTTGGTAAAGTTTGAGTCATGAAAGGTAATGACTTCAACATTTGCTTAGAGAAAGTAGAGAAACCAGCTAAGTAGTCGTTTACAACTTTAACTTCAGTCAAAGAGTAGTTGTTCTCACCTTTATCAGCACCTTCAGTTTGAGCAGCGATGTTGTTAGTCAAACCAGCGTTCTCACGATAGTAAACATACAATCCGCTTTCGCTTCTTACTGTTGGGATTAAATCACGGAAGTTGATGCTTTGAGCAGGTTGGATAGCTGGATTTGGAGCATAAGATGCTTGAGCATCACCAGTTAAGTTACCACTTAAAGTCATAGTCTTAACGTCAGATAAATCTAAACGATACTTACCATTGTTCTTTAAAGACTTCTCCATTGCATCGAAATTGCCATCTAATTTTTCTAAGATAACTTCGTCGATGTGCTTTACTTCTTTCTTAGCAGCTTTCTTTTGAGCAGCTAATTGTCCGTCGATTTGTTTTTGTAACTCGTCTTTTACAACAGTTACTTGAGCAGATACCTCTTTAATTTGAGCTTCTGCATTAGCTTGGAAACCTTTAAGGTTCTCAGCCATTTCATTGATTAAATTTTCCATTTTTACTTTTTAAATAGATTGTTAAATTGTTTAATTGCCTTTAATACTTCCTCATTATTCTTTTCTTCTACCACTGGTGTCGGCTCAACTGATGGCTCGGGTTGAGTGATTGTTTCAGTAATTTCCAAAGCCAATAATTCAGCTTGTATTTGTTTTATTTGAATCTCCATCAAAGCAAAGGTGTCATCTGTGAAACTACCACCTCTAAATGCCTTGATTAAGTTTTCTAATCTCATTGATAAGTTTTCTTTAGTTTCTTTGAACTCACCCTTGAAACCCAATGTTGGAGTTTCAGGATTAGCACCCCAAAGAACCGCAGAACCTTCATATAGTTTTAACTCTGTGATTGTACGCACACCAGTCTTTTGGTTTACATCAGACTTTAACGTACTAAAACCGATTGAGTGTTGATTGATTAAACCAGCTTCATATAACTTGATAGCGTCTTCGCCACATTCAGTTTCTATTAAGTCAGTAACCGCAACAAGCATATCGCCTTCTATGTATAACTCTTTAGGCTTACCCAAAGTATGTGCCATATCAGCTTTGTGGTCTACTAAAGACCAAATCATATTCTTGCCTTTTGGTCCACGTTCTTTGATAGTCTTGGTAAACGCTTCAGCAACGATAATATCATTGTCCAAATCAACGTTTCCAATCCTTGACCAACACGCTTTTACTGTTCTTGATTCTGGCTCTATATCCAAAATCATATCATTGTAGCTTTTGTTTTCAATCTTACTCATATAACAAAGTTATTAATTTTTTTTAATCTGCTAACAAATCTCTTATTAAATTAGAAATTTGCATTAAAGCCACATTATTTATCAGATTCCAAACCAACCCCATATCACCCATTGGTGGGTTATCTTGCAATCTTTTTGGCTTTCCATCTGTTCCTCTAACGGCTTCGTAACCTAACGTACAACGGCAGTTGATAACATCGCCAGCACTTCCACTTGGGTCGCAAGGATGTAACATCTGCTCAAAACCGCCATTCTTAGTTTTAACATTAAATTTTTCATCGTATGCTACTTTTATTCCGTCCATATGATAATGGTCAAACATATCTCGTGGCACACGTCTTGTTCGGTTATCTCTTGCTGCTATCCACTCTTTCATAGTTACAAGACCTGTTGATGCCGTGCCTACCATTGAGCCAATGTTCGCTGCTCTGCCTGTTTCTGTTCTTGCTATCATCTCTGCTCGGTAATCAGTTATCCCAGCCGTTCTTAATAGCTTGATTGTTTCTTGCATCGTTAAACCTTCCTCAACTGACTTCATTAAGTATTGTTGAATTTGGTTTTTAGTTGTTTGAGTTATCTCTGCCGCTATATTATCTAAGCCTTTTAATTCTAAATAAGTCAGCATCACATAAGTAAACAAATCCGTTTGCTTACTCTTAAACTCCTCTGGACCGAAATAACCTTTCACTTGTTTTGAAACGTTTTTCTCGGCAATTTGTGCCATCTTAACGCCCATTGCAATATGAACGTTTTGGATGGTCTTTTTTATCTTCTTGTCGCTAATAGCGTTTAAATCTTGGGTATCGCAATAAGTATCCACTTGCCTTTGTAGTTCTTTCTTGAACTTAGGTGAGTAGGTTTTTATTGCGTTTAAGTATAGTTTTCTATAATCTTGCCAAATCATTTGTTAGGATTGTATGCCCAGTTCTTTAAGGAAATATCCCTCTTAGATGGACACTCTTTGTTTACAGGTTTGCCTTGCTCCATATTCTTCATTCTACTAACAAAGCTAATCGTTCTATTTGCCGACTTAACTTCATTTGCACCCCAATCTGCCTTCTTCTTGCTCAATAGATTTAAGTTCCTATTTACAGGACTTCTATCTAATGACGCTAAACGTGAGCATTTAGTTTCACTCCAAGCCTTTAACTCCGAGTAAGACATATTCACAGTATCGTGGTACTTTGCGTAAACTTCATCAATAACCTCGCTAAGGTCGGCTTTTAGGTCAACATTTAAATCAAATAACTTATCTATGATGTCTTGGCTATTCATTTGGTAGCGTTAAGGGTTGAAACTCATCTGGACTTTGTAAACTTGAAGGAATATATAATTTCTCCATTTCAGCTTCGTCTATGTAAGGTGGAATCTCTAATCCCATAATGTCCATCTTTTGCTTAGGTGCAATCCACCAAGCCTTATCTAACCACTCAACTTGCTCTGCTTTGTTCGCTTCTAACTCAGTGTAAACAGTTGGGTCAAAGTCAACATAAATATTACTTCCACGATAACCCCAATCAGAATGCAATTTTCTATTCAAGTTATCTCTAATACCTACTAACAAAGGAATAGCGCAACGTACTGTCAATGCTTTCTCTCCTTCTCTTTGGTTGTTGTAAGTCTTATTATCAGCATCGTTTAATAATTGAGAAGGTACTCCGTAAATATTACAAAGTGCTTTCATATCCCACTTCTCACTCTCGATGATGTCTAATTCAACAGGACTCAATCCGATTTGTTTCCAGTCTACTTTGTAACCACTAACCGCAATAGAATTAAAGTTAGCTGATCCGCCTTTTTCGCTCACCGCCTTTTTAAGTGCTTGTGCTTGTTGTGTTCCACTAATTGGGTCAAAGCGTTCATCATTCATAAAAAGAACTCCAGCTGGACCACCATTCTGGAAAGATGCTACCGCAGCAGTCTTCGCTTCGTTTGAACGAGTCAAGTTTTTCGCAGCAGCCATTAAAGGAGATTGACCATATAGTTGATTCCCAGTTGTATTCCATTGTAAGTTTATGTATTTATCTTGTAGTACTTCTTTTTTGCTAAAGTTCCAAAGTGGACCATAGTTTAATTGGTAACCGCTAATAGTTGGAGGGAAATTTTGAATGTCCGCTAAAACGTACATATATTGAGAAGGAAGCACATACATTTCATACGGCTTACCATCATTGTTTCCACCTTCAATCATCTTTGCGTAAACAAAAGAGTTTCCTGTGATTAACTTAAAAGTACACCAAGCCTCAACGAAATCGCCAAATGTATCTTCTTCGTTTGGATATTTTAATAACTCGTTTAATCTTGCATCGCCTGTATATAGTTCAAACGCTTTCTTATGTAGCTTCTCAACGTCCTTCCAGTTCTCAATCTTATCTGGTTGGCTCATCAACGCTTTGTATTTCTTTGCTGAACTTTCATCAACAACTTTATAAACGTGGAATGGAGCAAGTTTTGCTTTGTCGGCAATTAATTTAACGATAGAATAAACTATATCGTTTGCAGCATAACCATCATTTACGAAACTAATGTTATCTCCACCTTGCCAAGTTATTATCCCTTGTTGTATCGCAACTTGTCCGTTAAAAGGTATCTGTGGTAAAACTGTTGATAGTTTTTGTCTTTTACTAAAAAAGTCAAGTAATCCCATTATATATGAATTTTAACAAAGTTAGACAATTTATCCTAAAATACCGACACCTCAAATTTAGGCTTGGTTAAATGTGTAAACACGGCATACCTACACGCATCCATCAAGTCATCATTTGCCTTCACAGGTTCTTCTATCACGTTATCGTTTTTATCCTTTTTCCATTTGTAAGACATAAACTCCCTTCTTAGGTTTTTGCTATTGTAGTGCAAGTTAATTGGATAAGACTTCATCTTTACGATTCCTGCCCATACATCTTTCTGTGCTGGTTTGATATTAAAGCCTTGTCTGTATAGTTCCTCAATAGACTTAGGCTCGGCAGCATCCGCATATATAGTCGCACGTTCAGGTAGCTTCTCTTTAATCAATCTTGATAGGTCGCTTAAAGTTAATCCGCTTTGATAAACTATTTCCTCAAAGTAGTTTTGTCCTTCATAGTGCGTAACCTTTATAAGTGCAGCTGGGTGAACGTAACCAAAGTCCAATCCGTAGAATACATCGCCATCAGGTGCTTCATCGTATTGCTTCCATTGAGTATAAATAATTTCTTTTGCAGAGCCTCGTTCCCCTAAGCCGTAAACCTTCCACATAAAGTCATCAGGCAAATCTTTATATTGCTCAATGTTTCTTATTTGGCTTTCGCTTAAGTTAGTGATGTTATTTAGGTAGGTAGAATGTATGCGCTTGTTCTTTGGGTTATCAGCTACTTCGTAAACCCAAGAAATAAAGTCAGCAGGATTCCAGTCTAAGAATGATTGTCCTGTTGTACGAATCAATAGCTGGTCGAACAAAGCCTTACTAATTAGGTTTGCCTCGTTTACGAATAGTATATCCCTTGCTGGTCCTTTTGCTTTGTCAGGGTCTTCTAATCCAAATAACTCTATGTATGATCCGTTCTTAAACGTATAAATAAAATCCGTGTACCTAAAATCCTTTTCATCCCAGATATTCCATTGCTCAAGTATATTTTTGAAATCCCTATAAACTCCACGCTTTATATGTGGTAGGGAATGAGATACCATTGAAATCCTTATGTTGGGATTGCTTAAAGCTATGTGGATTAGTAACTGAACAACCGAATAGCTTTTACTTGACCTTGAGCCACCTTCATTGCATATTATAGGATAACCTTCCTCGTATGCCTTTTTGTTGGCATAGAAAACAGGTGTAGCCTTAATCTTTAATTGGTTGACAATCTGCATCTGGTTCTATTGTGATTTGCACATTACCCTTTATGTCAGCGGTTATGTCGGTTGTTTGTTTTGGTCTGCCCTCTAATCTATCTAAAAGAATTTCATAAGCCTTTAAATCGCCTTTCCTCGCCTTTGCTATGATTTGCATATCTAATTGCTCCGCTATTGTAAACTCCTCATCTTCACCTGTTACTGGGTTTCGTACTTTCGTAACCAACTCCAATAAACGTAAAAGTCTTGTCTTGCTATGTTGCACTCCTTTAGGTTTACCAGCAGGATTACCGCTTACACCTTTTGGAAATGGAGTTAAATTTTGTTCATTTGCCATATTCACTGAATTTTCACTGATTTACAAAGTTATACTTTAAACCATTGCAACCAAATTTGATATGCAATTTGAGCTGTCATCAATGGTGGTACTGACATTCCAATAAGGTAATTGGGTGCTATTTTCTTAAAATTATAATCCATTGGGTATGAACCAATTAATTTGCATTCATCCATTGTAACCCTATGTGGAACATCAAATCTAATTGGAATTGAATCTGAACCAGCTGCAATTGTATTTGGTACTTTGTCATCCTTAATAAATACAGCATTAAACCTTTTAGCTTTACCACTTAACCTTATATGAATATCTGATAAACTTGTATCATCAATATGCCTATGTTCCCATATTTTTCTTGTTTCAAGGGTCAATTCAGTACCATATATATTGGATTTAAAATTTTTATATGTAATTGGTTTTTCATTAAAAGCCAATACCAATGGTTTAAGGTTTAATTCTTTTTTATGACCAATAAAAAATACTCTTTCCCTTCTTTGTGGAACACCCATAGAAGCACCATTTAAAAGGAATATTTGAACATTATACCCAGCATTTTCCATTGTTTGAATAATCTTTTTGGCATATGCTTTAGCATTACCCAAAATAATACCTTTTACATTTTCCAATAAAAATACTTTTGGTTGTAACTTTATAATAGTATTACAATACTCAAATACAAGATCATCCAATGTTTGCAATGCTTGACCTTCCTTAAATTGCTTTTCTTTACCCCAAGCCTTTTCCCTACTCCCTGACATTGAAAAACTTGAACAAGGTGGACTGCCATCTAATAAATCAAGATTATATAGTTCATCCGGCAAATCAGTTCTTTTATTAAATAACCTAATATCTTCATTATAAAAATGCTTTGGATTGTGGTTTGTTTTATAAATATCCCCAACTTGTGGGTCAATTTCAACTCCGCCAATATGGTCATATCCAGCCAATTTATACCCCATTGTTGAGCCACCACCACAAATAAATGTGCCAAATACCTTTAAATTATGTTTTTCTATTCCTTTTGCAGGGTAACCATCTGATAAATTCCAATTGTAAGGGAATTTATGGTGATTGTATTCATATTTAATCATTGCCTAAAAGTTTCCAAATAGCTTGTTCTGGTGTAGCTGCTATTTTATGTAATTGTTCTTTTACTATGTAATATTCTTCTTCAGTATATTTTAAGTTTATACTCATTGAATCACTTACATCATCAAGGCTTAATTCTTTATTTTGATCTGCAAATCCACCAGCATCAAAGTTTGGTATATCTAATCCCCATTCGGTAAGTAATTGCTCATCCCAATTGTTTGCAAGATCATCCCAATCCCACTCGCCATACCCTACGTTGTCTTTTACAATAAATTCTTTCTTTTGATCTTCAGTTAGTTCTTTAGCTTGTTTTACAGGTACATCTTTAAGTCCAGCTTCAATACAAGCCTTTAGCCTCATATTGCCACCTAAAACTATATTGTTCTCATCTATTACAATTGGTCTAAGTTCAAGCATTTGTGGGAAGTCTTGGATTGACTTAACTAGCTTCTTAAACTTGTCATCCTTAATAATTCTTGGATTGTTGGGGTTAGGTTTGATTTCGTTGATGTTCATTATCGGTTTTTTGTTGGTGTTCGTATTGAAATAATACTATCTACTTTCTTTTCTAAATTGTCATAACCTACCCATTTTCCGCACTTAGTACATTCAAATTGGGTTTCTTTAATCTTAGCGAACCATACATATCCTTCTGTAACTAATCCGCAGTTGCAAGTATATAGCTTCTTTCCGTAAGTGTCTTTCATCGTCCTTGTCTTTGATATGGTTTAACTGGTTTATCCTTAGGACCAGATGTCTTTTTATACTTGCCACACTTTCTTTTTCCAAAGCTAACTTTGTTATTGCTGCTTACTTTTGCCATTATAGTTGTTTATTAAATCTGCCATAAAATTAAACCTTTCTTCTTGTGTTTCGCCAAATACATAGTGCGTAGTTCCATCAATGTCAAAAACATAGCAAGGATAACCCGCTATTTCTTGCTCTTTGCACGTTTCAAATATGTTACTTGTATCTATCAATTAATTCGTTTAATTCGCTTCTTGTCCATTTCTTAACCCTGTTATTAACCGCCTCAAACTCTAAATCTTTCACCGCTTTTTCACCTATTCTTTCTACAAGTCCGATTCGGTACATTGCTTGGTTGCCGTGCTTATACATATTGCACCCAGCACATTGTAAATGGATATTCCATTCGTTAAACCTTAAAGCACTAAATCCTTTAACCGCAAAGTAATGCCCTGCTTGATTACCATTGTAGCTTCCGCAACTTATACAAGGTAACCCTTCATCTCTTTTCCTTATATATGCATTAATTACCTTTTGGGTCTTTTCTAACAACTTTGGTAAAGGTATCAATGGCATAAAGCAAAATTAGGGTTACTTTTTCAATCTAACAACACAAAGTCGGTCATTATGTTTGTAGCGTTTCTTATTAATTGGGTTCATATAAATCATAATCGTTTTATAGTCAGTACCTAAAAACCTTATTGCCTTTGCTATTGACCTAAACCATATTTCTTCTTTTGTATCTAAATAAATTAATTTAACCTCAATGTTGTTGTCTATTCCTGTCATTAATCATTCGTTTTATTTCAAAGTATAAATGTGCCGTTAAATAAATGCAGCAAGCAAGTGGAACACTAATCAGCGTAAACTTTAGTAGTTCGTAAATAAATGTTAGTTGTTTCATAAGTTTAAAAAATCACCCCAAGTCCTCGTAATTACTATCTTGGTTAAAAATATTAATATCTTGAGGTGATTAAAGTTGGTTTTGTAAATATAGGTACAAAGAATATCTTTTGCACTCATTTTTGATAAATAATTCATCATTTAATCTTTCCAATTCTCTATCCGTTTTGGCATTGACCTTGTAGTGAGCAATAACTTTAGCTTTTATCTTTTCCGCTACTTCCTTAGATAGATTAGTTGTGTCTAAATCTTTGCGCTTCCATAGTATATCAAAAGCCATCGTGTTAAGTAGCTTCCAGTCCTTTTTAGCCGACTTCTCCCAATTTTGATACAATGCCTCAATTATTTCATCATCTTGTATTTTTGGTATCTCTATTTGAGGTGGCTCGGTATAAGTCTTGTTTCTTACTTGAACTGCTATTGGTTTGTAAGCTGCCATCACATCCCCAAAGAATTTAGGGTTAAAAGTAATCGCTTTGTCAACTGACAATTTACCCATTGCGTAAAGTTCAAAAGCTACCCCTAATTCTTTTAGTTTGTAGTTTCCGTAATTCTTTATTACAAATTCGCATAAAAACTGAAATGATTCAATAGAAGGTATTTGACATCCACTCAAAGCAATACAGGTCTTTAGGTGTTCTTTTACCTCAATTTGTGAACATCTACCTACACTCATAGTTTCTAAAGCGACAGCAACCTTTAATTCATCTGGTTCAAGTTTATCGTAAATTTCTAAGGGCATCCCATTCTCTCTCACTAAAACTTGGTTTGCTATTGTTGCTAATTCCTGTTGCATTTGGTTTATAATTTATATGAACAAATTTTCCTTCCTTTAAATCCCTTGCCATCCAATTTTTTGCGGTTGCAATCCAATTTAACTTCTTTTCCCCATTTGAATCCGACCAATTTTTAATTACTTCGTGATAATATTCAAAATTAGCTTCTTCATATTGACTTCCAATAAAAGCTGCCTTAAATTTATTTATATCTAAATATTCAGTTTCACTAAATAACGTTTGCTTACTAACCTTTACTTTAGTTTCTTTTACTTTACTTTCCTTTTCTTTCCTTTCCTTTGCATTACCCTCCCCAATAGCCACCCCATTAGCTACCCCATTTTTCCATCTATTAGCAGCACCTAATTTACCTTTTTCGCTTAAAGTTTGCCTTAAAGCTAAATGATTTTGTAATCTTTCAGAGTAAAATTCTCCAGATGCTATTGAGAATAAATCAAAGTTGTGTACTACTCCATTAACCTTTACATCTGTTGTTTGCATTTGCATAGCTAAAACAGGAATTAACTCTAAAGGTAATTTGCCTCCAGCATTTGCTAATTGCTCAATTAAAAACCAATAAATCCCATAACCTTCCATACCAAGTTGATGCCTTAAAAACAGAATCTTGGTATCATTAGCCGAATTGTAATCGTGGCTAAAATAATAACTGTTACTTTTCATAAATAAAATAGCCCTATCAAATCCCTCCTATGTTGCAGATAGGAGTTCATCTCAAGGGCAATAAGTTCTTAATAGGTCTGCAACACCTAATACAAAAATACACTAATTAACCGAATATTGTGCTATTTGCTTTTTATTTTTTAGCTTAATAATGGTAGTTTTTATGTTCATACCATCGTTTCTAAGGTCTGCAATTCGTGCTGCTAATCTAAAGCATCCGAACTTGTTTAAAGCATCAATAGGGGTTAATTTTCTACCTTTATTTAGGTAGTTTGCGATTTGTTGGTTTTGGCTCATAGTTGTAGGTTTTAAATTTGCGCTTTACGTTATCGCCCAACGTGGGGGTTAGAATGGTTTAATCTTCTTCGGTTAATATTATTGATTTTATATAACCTTCGTGGTACTCTTTAGTATCAAGCAATTGAAGATTGTCAATCCTTCTGTACATCATTCTCTCTTGGTCATAAATTATAAATCTGTGTGCTTTATTATGGTCTTTATTACTTAACCATATTACATCTTTATAATGTCCTTCATTATATGACCAATGATGTTTTTCTGCTCCTTCAAATGGCTTATACTTACTCATACTTTGTGATTTTCTTGCAGCCTTTATTTTTTCAGGATATTTATCTCTATAAATTATTTGTTTTTTATAATTATGATGAGTTTTACCTGAATAAAGCCTTTGATGTTTTTCTCTACCCCTTTTTCTTTCTTTTAATATAAAATCAGGGTCAAGTTTATTTTTATTATAATTTTCTAAAATATCCTTTTTGTTGCATATTTTACATTTATTTACTACACCATCAGGCATTTTAGGATGTTTATAAAAATCATCTAAAGGCTTTATTTCTTTACATTTAAAACATTGCTTCATATTATTATTTTATACAAATATAATGAATTAAAATGGTAATTGTTGGTTTACTGCAAATTCTTTTTTACCTGTTGGTGCGTTATAAGAAACTTGCTTACCTCTGCCACAATAGTTTTTCTTTGCTTTTTCTGCTCGTTCCTCTTGGCTTTGGTTATTCCATACTGTGTGTGTGTTTCCTTTGTCATCTGGTTGCTTTAAAAAGTCGGTAGCTACGTTTGCGTAGTGTTTGCCGTTTTTAGCTTCTTTCCAGTTAATTTCCTCTTTGCAAATGTTTAATACAATCATTGTTTTTAGTTTTCGTTTTTATTAATTTGATCTTGTTCTAATGCTATTTCGTTTTGTCTATCTTGTTCTAATTCTTCCTCATCTTCTTCTTCTTCTTCCCAGTCGCAATGTTCTAAACAATCTGGACAAATATCGATTTCAGTCATATCGGTTTCTGCTCCGCAGCAAGTTGATAATGGCATATTTAATCGTTTAAATAGTTTTCAAATACTTCAAATTTATCAGCCAACATTTTATAAGGAATGTAATCCCTTTTAGGTTGATCTAATAATTCTGGAAAGTATTTTAGTTTATGGTTTTTAAGATGCTGCTTTGCTATTGTTAATTTATCAAGCATTTCTTTTGCGTTATGTGGGTAGCTTGTATCAAATTTATATTGCCAAAACTTAACATTCTCTCTTAAATCCCAAAGTTTATTTATTGGTGTCATAAAGTTTGTTTTTTCTTGGTAAATAATTTAGTTATTTCTTTAGCTACTTCTCTTTCTACAATGTCATTATTTAATGCGTAAAGTTGGCTTAACTCGGTTGTATTAACACATAAATCAATTGCTAACTCCAAGTCATCCACATTATCGTGAGCCTTAATGTATGCTGGGGTTTCCTCTGTTGATTGTGCCATTTCATCACCTGTATAAAGTCCGCTTAAATCTTGTGGGTAAGCCTTTCTTAAAGCTAATGCCTCTGCAACTTTACTTAACATTGTATGTGGCATCTTAGCCCATAAACCCATTGGTTTGCCATCGTTTGTTCTTTGGCAATATTCATCCCAATAAGCCACACCTACCGATGCTTCATATCTTGTTTCGCCGTGAAATCTAAATACTGAAACCTTACAAGAAATTAACTTACCATCTTGTTCAACAAAGATTGGTTCGCTTTGTCCTCCGTAGTTTCCGCTTCTTTCAGCGATTACTCGGAAGCCATCAATACTTGTTTGAATTGTCATTTTTTTACTCCATCCATTTGGTGTTTTTACGTTCCTGTGGATGCAATAAATTTGTCTTGATAACGCATCAAGTCCTGTGCGTTGTGCTTGGTAAAGAAAGAGTTTTAGTTCATCAACTGTTGCCTCTGGAGCAATCTGCGATTTTACTAACTCTACTTGGTCTTTCGTGTACGAAAGTTGTGGCTTTTTAGCCAGTTGTTGTTCGCTCATATTGGTTGGTTTTAGAGTTTAAAATTAGGTACTTTAGTGTTAATAACCAAATTAAAGTAGCACATTTAAGTTGAAAATGTCATTTTTTATGGTATCATCAAACTTATTTGACAATTGTCCCTTAATCTTAGAGATTGAGTGTAAAACTGTGGTTCTATCCCTATTGAACAATTTGGCTATTTCCTCGCCATTTAATTGGGTCTTTTCCTTAGTGAAATACATAGTCATTTGCCTTGCCAAAGTAACCTCCTCGCCTCTGTATTTAGACATCATTTGTCCGTACTTAATTTGATAATAATTGCAAATCTTTTCAGCCATTTGGATTGCGTACTCCTTTTGTTGTTCTTTGTCCATTCGTATTGTTTTTATGTTTAAATGTTTGTCTAATAAATCCTTTAATTGATTTATCTCTTGCTTTAGTTTTTTGTTCTTTTCTCGCAAAACCTCTATTTCAAGTTCTGCCATATATGTTTTATGTACTTCTCTCATAATGCTTCTAATTCTTCTTTAACTTTATCCCAAAATTTATATGGTATTGATGCTATAACATTTGATGGCAAATCCATTCTAACATAATCCATAAAATAGTCGTGATATTTAATTAATTGATTTGCTGATTCTATTGCAGATTCTTTAGCTTGATAATAATTATTAGTTATTTCCATATACTTATCAAACATTTTTACCGCTTTTGTTTTTGGTGTCATATTAGAAATGTAAAAGGTTAATTGGTAACATAAAGTCCTCTGTTAAGGTATAAAGGTCAAGAATAAGGTAATGGTAGCTTTTAAGGATTCTACGCTGAATGTCATTCATCCTTGCAATCTTAATAAGTAAGTCTTCCTCGCTTATCATTGTCCTTGTAGTGTCCAATCCTCGCCTCCATTCTGCAAGATCAGCCTCAAATAGATTTTGCCTTCCTTGTGCTTCCTTTAATAGTTGGAGTAGTACTGTTGCCCTTTGGTGTAACTTTAGTTGTTTCGCTTGATAGATTAGTTTGCTCATATTGTTTTAGGATTTTATAAACCAACTTGCTTAAGGTTATGCCTTTTGAGTCGGCTTCGTTTTGTAAATTAGTCTTGATTTGGTTCGTTACTAATGTCGTTATCAGGGTTTTCATAAATTGATTTAATACCTCTTGCTAAGTTTAAACAGGCTTGAACTGTTTCTTTAACGTAGCCATTAGGCATATTAACTAATTGGGTTTCTAATGTCTTAATGTAAATGTTAATTGGTGTCATACTAAATGTTTTGAAGGATTGCGGTAATTAAAAATGCCACGCATACAATAATAAATGCGTAAATAGGTTTGATGCTTTCAGCTTTGTAGCGTTCGTTTGCTTTCTCCTGTGGTGTTTTTAGTCTGTTCATATTGGTTGTTTTGGTTTATGAAATCAAAGATAGGGTAAAACCTTATAACTTTATCAAACAAGCCAATTATTTTAAATAAATGTGATGAACGGCAAATAATAGGGATGAATGGCATAAAAAACCACCCCAATAAGACTAAAGGGGTGGCTAAACCTAAGTTCTCCAATATGAACTGCAAATATATATAAAAAACCCCACCTTTTTAGGGATGGGGAACTATGAACCAACAACTATTTAGAACCATCTTGTAATGGTGTATCGTTAGAATTATCTACCATTCGGTATCCTTGCTGCCAAAGAACCTTACATAAAGTTACGCTTTTCTCAATAATGGCTTCTTCTTCATCCATTGGATTGAGGATATGTAAGCACTCGTGCAACAGGATTTCAAGCTGCTTCTTGCCCTTTAGCCGTGAGTCAATATAAACTACACCATCACTTTCAGCAATGCCGTGCGCCTGTTCCCTTCCTAATTTGCGATATATAACTTTAATCTTCATCTTTTAATAAAGCTAAATCTGGTCTATCAATCTCTTTGAATATAAGTTTCTCGCCACCTCTTATCTTGCCTAAGGTTAATTTTATCTCTTGCTCTAAGTTATGGAGTTCAATTAGTTTAGCAACTAACCATTGCTCTTGTTGTATTGGTGTCAATTTTGCAAAGTTTTTAGGGTATCTCATATTAGAATATTTTGTTTTTATAGATTCTTTTATTTTGCACCGAATAGTAACCTTCAACATCTTTTTCTAATATCGCAAATCCTTGTGAGTAATTATCAACGTGCTTACAATATTCTACGTTAGGATGCATTAGGTGTCCCGTTGTCCAGCAAGTAAAGACTTCTTCATCAAACTGATTCTTGGTTGTGTAAGATTGTACTTGATGAACGTGAGAAGCTATTGCTGACTGCTTAACTCTATCGTAAAGGGTTTTAGCTGGGTTTACACCGCTACCCCTTCTAAATGTAGTATCTCCGTGAATGATAGGTAATTTGCCGAACTTAACGTGGTCTATATTCTTAATCGGAATAATGTTAAAAGTATTTAGCATTAGTATTTCCTCAATTTCAAATTTGCCGTTTAACCCTAATAATTCGGGTGCTTTGGTTCTCATATACCTTTCATACCTAAATTCGTGATTCGCATCTAAGTTGTAGTAAATAGGTATAAGAGGGAAGATTGCTCTTATAAATCCAAGCATCTCAATAATAGCCTCATATTCTTCATCAAACTTTCTTACTCTTGGGTCTTTCTGGAAGTCGCTTAATTGATAAAAATCAACTAAATCACCATTGATAAATAATGAATCAATCTTTTGGTCAAGTAAGTATTTAAAGCAAACATCAATAGCCTTTGGGTCGTGGAATGGAACTTGTAGATCAGAAATAAATCCCATCTTCTTAATTCCAATCGGTAAACAATAAACAACCTTTTCCTCTACCCAAGTAGGCGGTTGAACAAAGTTTGAAGCAGTACGCTTAAAGTCTTCTATAAATTGTTTGTTAGTGTTTCTTGTACTTTTTCCTTCGCCAGTCTTTCCTCTGTAATAACGTACCAAATAACGTACGTTTTCTTGATTATCAAAGTGTGCGCTTTGCTCCTTCATAATCAAAGAGGCTAAAGTGTTAGACGGCATCCATTGAGGATATTTGGCTAAGTAGTCCAAGACTATTTGACCACTCATTGTGGTTTTGCTTCCGCCTCTTTTTTTTGTTGTTGTCATAGGTTTATTTTAGGTTAGTGAGTTTAGTATCAAATCTGCTTCTTCTTCCCTTCGTTTGACCAAACCATCTAATCCATTTTCCCAGAGTCTTTTGCTTCTCTCTATTTGGTCAGCTATACCTTCGTAGTCTTTTTTAGCCACAAGGTCAACTATTGACCTCATTTCAGTTCTTGTATCTCCGTCTAATTTATTCCCTCTATCGTAAACCATCGAAACTAATGCGCCTCTTGTGTCCTCGTTTAACGAATCAATCTCTGGATAAATAGCTTTAGTCAATGCGTAGTACTTAGGTAATGACTTATTAACGAATACATCGTACGCAAAATTGTATGGAATCCTAACTTGTAGAATTTCCCCTCTCATCATTGTTTTAACCGCCTCTCCTTTAATGCCGACTACTTTCCTTAGTGCGTGTAGAAAGTTTAAATTTAAGCCATCCCAATCGCTAAAGAATTGATTATCTCTTACTTCACTTAAATTGTAACCTATTCCGATAACAACTCCGTTTTCAGTTAGAATAGGCTTTTGGTATCTACGTTCATAAACGGCTCTACCTCCAACCTCGTGTTTAATAATTAGTTCAATAGCTTTCTTGGAAATCATATTAGTAGTTTTGGTATGTTGTTTTACCATTTGTCCTAACACTTGCTTTCTCTGTTTACCTGTTGATTCATAAGAAACGTGAACCCAGTCAGGATTGTCTTTTGTACCAAACTCCCAGATTAATTGGTCAAATGATAAATTGTCCTTAATGTAATCAAATACCATTTTATTAGTTACACCACTCGTAGAACTATCCATATCAATATCAATAGCCTCTCCTGTGCAATGCTGACTTGTTAATGAACCGCCAATACATTTATTTAACTCAATACTCCTGTAACCACTTGATATGTGAATAGGAACTCCAAAATGAACTCTTACAGGCTCAAATACCTTTTCTGCTAATAACTTAAAGTTCTCAATGTGTTGTGGAATAGGCATATTGCTAATTCCGTTTCTCTTTGCTGATTCGCTACGAATAACTTCGCTTAAATCAAGGTGTGCTGATAGTTTCATAAATAAAATAAATTAAAGCTATTACCCATAAGGTAAAGCCTATTAATAATGCTCTTTTCTCGTTATTCGGCATCTTTCTTTGTTGAAAATTTGTCTATTGTACTTGTACCCATTGCAGCAATACAAATAGCCATAACACAATCAACCAGCTTATCGCTTGGTGCTACCTCAACGTGGCTAAATGAATTTGCTAACAAAGTGATACATAAAAACAAAGCACTCATCAAAGCTATTACTCTTTTAGTGCTTATTGACCCTCTTTCATCGCTTAATAAATTTGCTATCCATTTCATTTTTATTCTGTTTTAATTAGTACTAATGCCATAAATAATGCTAAAGTCCATATTCTATTTATCCCTTTTTCTTTCTCGAAGGCTTCTTTGAAATCTTTGTCGATTCCTGTGGCTGGTTTAATATTATTGATATGATATCTGTAAAGGTTGATTGTATCTTGCTTTTTACTAATTTGATTAATTGCTGAATCATAATATCTTGATTTTATTTTTAATGAATCTATTGTTTTGTTATAACCCAAATACAAAGCGTTTATTTCTTTGCCTTGATCTATGGTCATTATAACTACTGAATCCTCTTTAATTTTTTTTATTATCGGATATTGGGAGTAACTTGAAACTGATACCAGTATCATTACTAACACTATCCAAAGTTGCTTTGACATCGTTTAATTCCGTTTTTAATGTTGTTACTTCTGTTTTTAATTCCTTTATAGTTTCAACTGCCTTTTGTACCAACTCGGCTTCTTTTTTACTTGCCTTTGCCTGTACTTGAACTGACAAATCGTTTGTTTGCGATACCTTATTCATTAACTTTTGAAACTCAATGTCTTCTTTTGTTTCCTCGCTTTGGTTTTGAGCAGATGCCGTACAACCAAATAAAAATATAAATAATAAGTATTTCATTACTTAATAGATTGTATTTTACCTAAACTTTCAAGTGTGCTTAACTTAGCCGTTGCAGATGCCAAAGATGAATCACATCTTCTTAAAGCCACTTGCATAATGTCAACCTTTTCATCCAGCTTTTGAACCTTAACCGCTTGGCTTGTAATTTGGTCTTTAAACGTAGAACGAACATCAATATACAAAGCTGATATTCCACAAAGAACGATAAATAAAGTAGCCACAACTGGATTAGAAGCAAATTGTTTGAAAGTAACAGGTAGTGCCATTTTAGAATAATTTTTTATAATAACCCAATGAATAATGATTTGTAGTTGCGTTTATGGTAAATAAGCCGTTTTTAGCCGTTTTATATCCTAATCCAAGTCCTAAGCCTACTTTATTGTCAAATGCCCTTAAATCGCCTAAAACACCCAAATAAACCTCGCTTTTTGGCTTTGGAGTAATAGTCTTTGTAACGTAGATAGTTTTTTCGCTTATTTCAGCCTTAAAACTCCTTCCTTGTATCTTGTTTTGTGAGATAGTGTCTTGTATGTATGCGTATCCTAAAGAATCTATGCGCATAGTATCGGAATATACCTTTACTTGATTATAGTCTTTAACGATTGTAATTGTATCGTGAACCTCATCAATAAGGTAGGTTGTGTCTAAAACGACAAAAGGGATTGATTTCCCTTTGATGTACTTAGTGAAAGTTTTCTGTTGGTAAACTGTGTCGGTATCTATAATAACCAATGGTTGACCTATGTATGAAGATTTATCCTTTAAGAAAAGAAATACTATAATAACCAAAATTGCTATTACAATATTCTTATACATTACTTGAATCTTTTAGCTGCCTTAATGTAATAACGAATGGCGAATAAACCAGAAACAATAGCAATCAAACTCGCTATAAGGCTAACTACTGGTTGCACATTTACAACACTAATAAATGCGGATGTTCCGCTAAGAATAGTTAATAAGTCCGATTGATTGCTATTATGTACCATTAGTCTTCTTTTACTTCTTGTGGTGGATTTTGCTCTGCGTTTAACTTACCCAAGAACTGCAATAACGGAAGTCCGTAAGCAGTTGGGATAGTGTTGATAAACGCTTCTAATTCCTTGATTTGATCTTGATTAATTGTTATCATAGTTTTTATTTTATATACAAATATAGTTAAATATTCAATTTAATTACGGATTTGTAAAAGGTAAAGGTAAAACCACAATCGGTGGGTTAACTTGATTTTCTATTTGTTGGTCTAAATTAAGGTCTAAAGCCTCTACATCAATAGAAGCATCTAACCAGCCACAAACGATGTCATAGGTTAAATCCTCGTAAGGAATA